CCTTCGGTGCCAATGCCGACCGGCAGGATCGCCTTATCGAGTGGAATGCGCCCGGCACCTGTAAGGCGAAGGCTTCGCGATGATCGACATGGCGTTGCTCGCATTTGCCCAACTGCTTTCCGGTTGGCTGATTGCCGACCTGTTCGGCGGAATCGTGCACTGGCTGGAGGATCGCATGCTGTCAGAACGAACGCCGCTTCTGGGTAGCGTCATCGCCGCGAACAGGTTGCACCACGCAGAACCGATGGCGTTCACCGCTAAGGGTTTGGTCGAGCGCAACCTCGCTACATGGTTGGTCGCTTGTTCGGTCGCAGTGTTGTGGCTGCTGCTGGTCGGGCCTTCGTTGGTATGGATCGCCGCATCGGTCGGCGGCGCGGTAAGTTCCGTCGCACACTTCCTCGCTCATGTACGGTCGGGCAATCGGTTCGTTCTCATTTTGCAGGATACCGGCTTGTTGCAATCGGCCGGACATCACGCCGGTCACCATCGCCCTGGCGCCGCGCGTCGGTATTGCGTCCTGACCTCGCTGCTGAACCCTATCCTTGATGGTCTCGGCATATGGTCAGCACTGGAGCGGATCGGCAGTCGGTGTGGTATTCATCCTGTCGAGGACGCGGCATGAAGAAAGCGGAGGGCCTCAAGGCGCTGCTGCTCGCGGCGGTGCCGGCGCTGAAGGCTGATCCGGCCAAGCTCGCGCTCTTCGTCGACAAAGGCAAGGTGGCGGCCGTCCGTAGCAAAACCCTAGCCTATGAGCTGCGCTACACGCTGACCGTCTGGATCGAGGCCTATGCCGGGGATCTCGACGGGTTATTTGTGCCGGTGCTGTCATGGATCGCACAGAATCAGCCAGAATTGATCGGGCGCCCCGACAGCGAGCCGTTCACGTTCGAGTCCGAACTCCTCGACGGTGATAGCGCCGACATCACGATCGAGATCGAATTGACCGAGCGTGTGCTTGTCGAACGCAAAGCGGGCGGCAAGCTGCGCACGGTCCACCTCGACGACGCGCCGCAGCCGGATACCTTCACTAGCGCCGAACCGCCGGCAAGGCTCTGGCAGGTGTTGTTTGACGATCAGATTGCCGGTGACGGACCGACGCCAGTATGAGCGACCTGACCGAGATAAACGATCTTGCCGGCGCTCTGCTGCTGCGCGTGGCGCCCGGCGCCCGGCGCCAGCTGCTGCGTCGCATCGCTCGCGATATCCGCAAGAGTCAGTCGGACCGCATCGGTCGCCAGATGGAGCCCGGCGGGAAGCGGTTTGCACCGCGCAAAGTGCCTGGCACCGGGAAACGCCGCAAGGGGCAGCTGCGTGAGAAAATGATGTTTCGCAAGCTGCGGCTCGCCAAGTTCCTGAAAGCCGGCGCCGACCAAGGCGAGGCGTGGGTCGGTTTCAGTGGGCGAGCTGCGGCCATCGCTCGCGTCCACCAAGATGGCTTACCCGACAGCCCGACCCGCGGCGCCAAGAAGGTCCGCTACGCGCAACGCGTCCTGCTCGGCCTGACCAACGGCGAGCAAGACCGCATCCTCGACATGATGTTGGAGGCAGTCACGCAAAACTGATCGTGTAGAAAGCCTTTCTACACGAGCCGACCATAGCCATGCCCGCGCGTCGCCGACGACATGGCCAGCATCATGGCCGCAAACTCAAGCTCTACATCCCTCGACCTGTCACGGCTGGCTGCGCCTGTGTTCGTCGATCAACTCACGTTCGACCAGATACTAGCCGAAATGATCGCTGGTGTGCAGGCGTACCTACCGCGGTTCGATGCGACGATCGACAGCGACCCCTCTGTGAAGGTGCTACAGGTCGCGGCATACCGCGAGTTGCTGATCCGTCAGGCTTTTCAGGACGGTGCTAGCCAACTCCTCGTAGCGTACGCGAACGGCGCAAAGCTCGACCACCTTGGCGCGCTCGTTGGTGCTACCCGGCTGACTCTTGTGCCCGCCAATGTCGTTGCAGGTACCGAATCGGTAATGGAAAGCGATGACGCCTTTCGCCTGCGTATCGTACTCGCGCCAGAAAGTTTCACCTCGGCCGGTCCCGAACTTGCCTACGTCTCGCACGCCAAAGGCGCGAGCGGCGACGTGCTGGACGCCAGCGCCACGTCACCCCAGCCCGGCCAAGTGCTGGTATCGGTGCTTTCTCGACTGGGCGACGGCACCGCCTCGGCTGACCTGATTGCAGCCGTCAACGCGATCGTAACGGACAAGGCGATTAGGCCGCTTGGCGATCACGTCGGTACCGACAGTGCCAAGATCGTCCGCTTTACGGTCGCTGCGACCCTTATCACCTTCGCTGGCCCGGACGTGTCGGTCGTGCTGATCGCTGCTCGCTCGGCGCTTGACGCCTACCTTTCCGACAATCGCAAGCTTGGTCGGACCATCACGCGTAGTGGCATAATTGCAGCGCTTAGCGTCGCGGGCGTGCACCGTGTCGACTTGCCCTCACCGCTGACCGATGTCGCATGCGATCCGACGCAAGCCGCTTGGTGCACTGACATCGCCATCGGCCACGGCGGGTACGCCGCATGAGCTTGCTGCCGCCCAACGCGACCAAGCTGGAACGTGCACTTGAGGCTGGCATGGCCCGCCTGGGCGATGTTGCCGCGCCGATCGACACGGTCGTGGATCCCGCGACGATCGCGGCCAACGCGCTGCCGTGGCTCGCCTATGGCCTATCAGTCGATTTCTGGGACACCGCCTGGTCGGAAACCATGAAGCGGCGCGCGGTCGCTGAATCGATCGCGCAACACAAGATCAAGGGAACGCGTGCGTCGGTCGAGCATGTTCTTGCCCGCGTCGACGCGTTGGCGATGGTGCTGGAAGCCTATGAGGATCCTGCCCGCCTCGCGCCGCACACGTTCGAGGTTCACCTCCCACTGGTCACGGTCGCCGGGGCGGCGGGCGGCGAGCGCGCCAATGCCGCGATCGTCGACGATGTCATCGCGCAGGTGACGGCCGTGAAGCCGCTCCGCGAGCATTTGACCGTGGTCCAGTCGCTGACGCTCGACAGCGACGTCGCCTTGCAGGGTGCCGTTCGCCTCGCCGGATACAAGCGTGAGGAAGCAGACCTGCTGATCGATACGTCGCCGGCATGGGACTTCTATCTGACGACCGAAGAAGGCGAGCCGCTTCAGGCTGAAACCAACACGCTGCTGGATACCGCACCATGAGCAACCTTACCCTGATGATTACCAGGGCCGGGCAGGCGCGCTTCACTGCCGCCCAGCTCGATGCCGACATCAACCTCGGCGTCGCCCAGATCGGTCTTACCGACGTCGCCTTCGTCTCCGCGCCAACGCTGGAAGTGCTACCGGGCGAGTTCAAGCGGCTCGCCAGTATCTCCGGATTGCAGGTGGGCGACAGCACCGTCCACATGACCATTCGCGATGAGAGCGCCGACGGCTACTCGGCGCGGGGCTTCGGCCTGTTCCTCGCGGACGGCACGCTGTTTGCGACTTATGCCCAGGCGGACCGCCTGTTTGAAAAGTCGCCGCGCGCGATCTTCCTTGCCGCGATCGATATCGCCTTTCCGACCGGCGACGTGTCCGAGCTGCGGTTCGGCAATACCGACTTCCTTAATCCGCCAGCAACTGAGGACACGGCGGGCGTCGCCCGCGTCGCCACCGACGCCGATATCGTGACGGGCACGAATAACAGCCGTTTCATCACACCGAGGCGGCTGGCAACCCGGCTCCTCGGCTATGTAACGTTGGCCATGCGCGGCGTGGCAAACGGCGTTGCCGCGCTAGCAGCAGATGGCAAAGTCCCGCCCGACCAGCTGCGGGTTTATCAGGTCAACGGGCATCTCGGGAACGTGGTGCTTAGTGCGGCCGACGTCGGCGCGGTCCCCGCGACGCGCAAAGTAACGACGAACGGTGTCATCACCGGTGGTGGGGATCTGTTCGGCAATGACATCGAATTGTCGGTACTTCAGGCCACGCCAAGCGAGTTACACGAGGGTCGAAGCGCCGTTGTCGTTGCCACGCCGGGCGGTCTCGCCGACGCTGGTTTCATCTATGTCGTCGATAGTCGGATACGGGGCCAGAATGGCTACCGGATCTGGTCGGACGGTTTCACGGAACAATGGGGCTATGTCGATGGTGCCGTTGTAGCCGAAGTGGCCGTCGCCATCGTCTTCCCGACGCCGTTTAAGGTTGAATGCTTCGGCGTCAGCGGCACCGTACGCAATACCGCACAGACCATCAACGGTTGCCACCAGGTGCAGGAGATCGATGTCTCGCTGACCGGCGCAAACGTATTCCTGCAATCCGACACAGCCAACACGAGCGATGCAGCCGGTGGCTTCCGCTGGCGCGCAACGGGGCACTGATACCATGGCAAAGATCACCGCCCTACCGGTAGCGAATGTGCTGTCCGGCGAAGAACATCTGCCGATCGTCCAGGGCAACCAGACGAAGCGCGTGACGATGACGGCGCTCCGCGCCCTGATCGTTCCGTTCCTTCAGCAATATTACAAGGGCGACCGGGGCGATACCGGAGCGTCGAACAACACCTATACGACAAAGGCTGCGCTTACTGCGGCATCGCTGCTGAATTCCAGCTTCACGTTCGCGCCACCCGAAGGCTCGGACGACGGGCTGGTCGCTGGCAAATTTTATTATCAGACCGCAAATTTTACCGGGCAAGAAGACGACATCGCGCGCGGCAACATCGTCAAACTCGACGACGTACCGATCACCTATGGCGCACTGGTTCGCGAAGACGCACGCGGCCTGTCGTTCAAGGCAAGCGCGACGGCGGGGTCGCGAAACCTTGCCGAGAAGCTGACCGAGCGCGTGTCGGCGCTCGATCACGGCGCGATTGCCGACGGCGCGCGCCACCCTCTTTCAGAGCGCTATGCCACACTGGCGGCCGCGCAACGTGTGTATCCGTTTGTGTCGTCTCTCGATCAGACGCTCGACTGGGCGGGCGGGCAGAAAGTCCTGAACATCGCGCGTGACAGCATCGCGAGCAATCGCCGGGTCATCCCGTTTTTCCCTGCCGGTCGATACATCAATTCAGACAGCCTCCGAGTTGCATCCGACGTATGGATGAAGGGCGAGAAGGGCACGATCTTCGATAATCAGAACTGGCCGCTCGCGGTTGCTCAGGTCGTCAACGATGATCCCAACACTCTCGACCGCGTACTGATCACGGACATTGCATTCCATGGCGGACGTCATGGCATCAGCATCAGCGTGGCGGTCGGCACCGAGTCGATCGTGCTTGAGCGCTGCTCGTTCTTTCTGCAGACCGTATCCAATTTCCAGTGCAATCGACTGCTGCAAACCGCTGTATTCAGCCGCTGCATCTTCGACATGGCACCATACGGCGTCTACGCGCCGGGCGGCATCACGAACCAAGTGTCGTTCTTTACCTGCGAGTTCAACAATCACGCTTGGGAAAGCCTGTACATCAATGGCGGCGAAGGCATCTCGCTTTATGCCTGCCGTATGGAGGCTGGCGGGGCTTTGGGCCGCAACACGATACGCCTCATCAATGTTCGGGCCTTCCGGTACATCGGCGGCTACGTCGAGGGCACGCACACCAAGTTCATCGACGAGACCGGATCAACCGATACGGTATCGATCGACGGTACCCATCTGACGGGGTCGTCTGACGGGATCGGCGGCTTTGCGCCCTATGAGTTGCAGTCGGACGGCATCATCACCATTGCGAACACGCACTCGGCATTCGGCCTGATCGGCAGCGCCAACATCATGACGTCGGGCCGGAACATCGGCCTGCGCACGCATCTCAGCAACGTGTGGCGTCACAAGGACCGTTCCGGTGGGCGCGTCTCGGGCAAGCTCAATGCTGTACCGGATGACGGCATCATTCACGTCGCAACGTTTAAGCGGCAATCTGCAGCGGATAAGCAGATGCTGAGCGGCACGATGGTGCTCAACTTCGAAGGCGTCGATTCGACCAGCAACGTCGGCGGGCGGACGTCCAAACGGATCTATCATTTCGCCGTCGATACTATCGGCGCGGTGGTGACGGCCATAGCCAAGCCGATGAGCGCTTTTGACGACCTCGGCGCGATCACCATCACGATCGAGCCTGCGCAGGGAGCGACCGCGCTCGAGACGTCGTTGCGGATCGTCTATGCCAACGCCCGCAGCAACATCCCGCAGTACGGTCCGTCTCTCAGCCATATCGAGATGGACTATGCCGGCTTCACGTCCAACCAGGACAACCCTTTGCAGGTGACGCTCCAATGATCCCATCCGAACAGCTCGCATCGTTGCACGCTCTGGTCGTAGACGAGACCTACAACCAGTATCTCCGCGATCAGATGATTTGCGATCTGGTCATGGCCGATGGGAAGCGCGCGCAAGGCGATTACACCTCCGTCGAGAATATCGTGATCAACCAAGACCAAGCCAAGGTCTACGCCAAGCACCGCGCGTTATCGAAGATCTGGCGTGAATATGGGTTCGACATTCGAACGATGCCCGCCGCGTCTTAATCGAGACGCGATCGATGCTCCCTGCCCACTCGTTCGATCCGGCATATAACAGGCTTTCCGGAATGCCTCGGCGTATTCGGTGCTCATGTAGAAAGCCTTTCTACACGAGCAGCCCCTCGCACTGTCGAACTCGCCGCGCATGGTCTTCCGTATGGACCCCCGCGACATTCAGCGACTGATTGGTGATCTTGCCCGCGAGGGCAGCATTGCGTCTGTTGATCACAAGGCTGGAACCTGCACCGTTCAGATCGCCGGCGAACTGATCACCGGCAACATTCCTTGGCTTTGCGCCCGCATCGGCAAGACGCGAATTTGGTCGCCCCCTTCCGAGGGTGAACAGGTGCTCATACTGGCGCCCGAGGCGGACACAGAGCGCGCGATCGTCATAGGGAGCCTTAGTTCCGATGCGTCGCCACACCCTGCAAGCGACGGCTCCACGCTGATCGAGTTCGAAGACGGCGCGCGGATCCTCTACAATCCCGAGGCCCACCAGTTGAGCGCCGTCCTGCCGGGCGGCGGTAAAGCGCTCATCAACGCGCCGGGCGGCATCCACTTGGTTGGGCCGCTTACCGTCGAGGGCGACATCGACCTGCAGGGCAAGATGACCGCCAGTGGCGATGTTGTCGCGGACGGCAAGAGCCTCAAGACCCACACGCACACCGGTGTCCAGGCGGGCGCCGCCTTCTCGGGACCGCCACGATGACGGACGCCGCACTCGTCATCGCAGCTGCCATCATCATCGCCGCGTGTATCATCGCGGACGGTGCTTCGCCGAACCGGGGGCGGGGCTATCAGCCGCGTCGGGGGCCGTTTGCGCCACCACCGCCACCGCGCGGGGCGAACGTCCCGCCGCCGGTCGGGCCACAGCGATGATCGGCATGGACCGGGAGACCGGCAAGCTGATCGAGGGCGTAGACCACCTGCGCCAGTCGATCGCCGACATCCTTAGCACGCCCATCGGCACCCGCGTCGGCCGTCGTGATTACGGCTCGCGGATCCCCGAGCTGCTCGATCAGCCGCTGAACGACTTGACGCGCATCCGCGTGTTCGCCGCTGCAGCTCTTGCGCTTCAGCGGCAGGAACGCCGCGCGCGGATCAGCCGCATCGCCCTCGAACCCGGCGACAGCGCGTCGAGCGCCCGCTTGGTCGTGACCGGACGCCGCACCGACGTCGCCGGGCCTGCCGCCGCCTTTGCCTTCTCCACCCCGCTTACCGCGCTCAGCGCGTTCGCCTGAAAGGACTGCCAATGTTTCATGGTATTTCGCAGACCGAGGTCCCCAGCTCGACCCGCGTCATCGCTACCGTCGCCACCGCCATCATCGGTCTGGTCGTTACCGCGCCCGCTGCCGATGCGGCGCTGTTCCCGCTTAATACGCCGGTGAAGGTTACGGTGCTGACCGATGCCATCGCCGCGGCCGGCAACGATGGCACGATGAAGAGCGCGCTACAGGCGATTGCCGATCAGGTGCGTACCACCGTCGTCGTCGTCCGCGTCGCGCCCGGCGCCGACGCCGCAGCGACCGCAACGAACGTAATCGGTGCCGACGCCAACGGCATCAAGACCGGCATGCAGGCGTTGCTCGCAGCCGAGGCCCAGATCGGGGTGCGTCCGCGCATCATCGGCGCGCCCGGTCTCGATCCCGAGAACGTCGCCAAGGCGCTCGCCGCGGTCGCCAAGCGGCTGCGCGCCATGGCCTATGCTGGCGCGGTCGGCGCGAACCGGCAGGCGGTTGCCGCCTATCGTGCCAAGTTCACCGAGCGCGAGCTGATGCTCATCTGGCCGGACTTCACGGCGCCGCTCGGTGTGGACGGCGCCAACGTGCCGAGCTTCGCCGTAGCGCGAGCGCTCGGCCTGCGCGCCGCGATCGATCAGACGCAGGGGTGGCACAAGACCCTGTCGAACGTCCCCGTCGCCGGCGTCACCGGCCTGACGAAAGACGTGCAGTTCGACATCGGCGATGCCGACAGCGATGCCGCGATCCTGAACGGCGCCGGCGTCACCACGATCGTGCGCCTGAACGGCGAGCTGCGCTTCTGGGGCAACCGCACCTGCGCCGCGACCGATAGTGCCTTCACGTTCGAAAGCGCCACGCGAACCGCGCAGATCCTCGGCGACAGCATCGTTGCCGGCATGATCTGGGCGATCGACAAGCCGCTGACGCCCAGCCTCGCCAAGGACATCGTCGCCGAGATCAACGAGGCGTTCCGCGCGCTGACCCGCGCCGGCAAGATCCTCGGCGCCGTCGCGGTGTTCAATCCCGACAAGAACCCGGTCGCCAGCCTCAAGGCCGGGCAGCTGGTGATCGGCTACCGATACACGCCGGTACCGCCCCTCGAAGCGCTGGGGCTGGAGCAGGAGATCTCCGACGAGTTCCTGCAGGATTTCGCCAGCCTCGTCACCAACGGCTGATCGGCCCCGCCCCTCTCATCTAAGGAAAGTTTCTCATGGGTCTCCCCCGTAAGCTCAAGGACCTGATGCTGTTCAACAGCGGTGACGCCTATGTCGGTCAGGTCGCATCGTTCACCCTGCCAAAGCTCACGCGCAAGCTCGACGACTGGCGCGGTGGCGGCATGGATGGCGTCATCAAGATCGATCTCGGCAGCGAGGCGATGGAGGCCGAATGGTCGACCGGCGGGCCGATGCGTGACGTCCTGGCACAGTATGCGGTCGTTGGCGTTGCCGGCGTCGGTCTCCGCTTTGCATGCGCCTACCAGCAGGACGACACCGGCGAGGTCGACTCGGTCGAGGTCGAAGTACGCGGCCGGCACGAAGAGATCGACATGGGCGAGCAGAAGCTCGGCGAGGGCGGCGAGTTCAAGGTCAAGACCGCCATCGTGTTCTACCGCCTCGTCTGGAACGGCGTCACCCTGATCGAGATCGATGTGCTCGCCGGTACGCTGATTGTCGATGGCATCGATCGGCGCGCCGAGCTGCGCGCCGCGATCGGGATCTACTGACCCGACGCACCTGACCGCCGGCGGCATCGTGTCGCCGGCGTCCCTTCCAGTTCCAGACGAAAGCCGCTGCCATGACCGACCAAGCGACCCTCAATAGTTCGACGAGCCTCAGCACCATCACCCTCGACGTTCCCCTTGATCGCCCCGGTGGCGAGCCAGTCACCACCGTTCGAGTCCGCAAGCCCAACTCGGGCGAACTGCGCGGCTTGACGCTGATGGCGTTGTCGCAGCTGGATTACGGCGCACTCGAAACATTGCTGCCGCGTATCACCATGCCGATCCTGCACAAGGCGGACATCGCCAAGCTCGACCCGGCTGATCTCATGCAACTCGGCGGCGAGGTCATGGATTTTTTGTTGCCGAAGGCGGCGAAGGAAGCGGTCTCCCCGCAGACGTAGAAGAGGCCATGGCCGATCTGGCGCTCGTCTTCGGATGGACGCCAGCGGCCATGGACCCGATGACGCCGGCCGAGCTGATGGGCTGGAGAATAAAGGCGGCGAAACGCCACAACCCGGAAAGCTGACATGGCCGATCGTAACCTGCGCATCCGCATGCTGCTCGAAGCCGGCGACCGCGTCACCCGCCCGCTGCGGGACATGGCCGGCGGTTCCACCCGACTTGCGCAAAGCCTCAAGGCCACACGCGATAGGCTGAAAGAGATCGATCGGGCGCAGGCGGACATCGCCGGCTTCCGCCAGCTCAAGGCAGGCATGCAGTCGACCAGTGCGGCGATGCAGGCCGCCAAGACGCGAGCCGCGGCCCTCGGTCGCGAGATCAGCCAGACAACGGCCCCGACGAAGGCGATGGCGCGCGAGTTCGCCAAGGCGAAGGCCGAAGCCGAACGGCTCACCCGGCAGCACCAAGCGGAATCAACGCAGCTGCAGCAGTTGCGCGAGCGTTTACGCGGCGCCGGCGTCGAGACCCGCGACCTCGCGCGGCATGAACGGGATCTTCGCACGCAATCCGCCGGCGCCAATCGCGAGATCGAGGAACAGAGCCGGCGCGTCCGCGAGCTGGCAGACCGGGAACGGCGCGCGTCTGCCGCACGTGAACGATTCGCCCGCGTGCAGGGCATGGCCGGATCGATGGCGGCGAGCGGCGCCGCGGCGATCGGCACCGGCGTCGCGATCGGGACCGGCGTATGGGCGGGGGTGAAGCAGGCGCAAGAATACGAAGCCGGCATGACCTCGATCGGTCAGAAGGCGAACCTGTCGCGAAAGGCGAGCGGCGAGCTAGGCCGATCCCTGCTCGTATCCGCCCGCGCCGCCAACCAGCTGCCCGAAGCAATGCAGGCGGGCGTGGATACGCTCGCCGGCATGGGTATGACACCGGCGCAGGCGGCGATCATGATGAAGCCAATCGGCAAGGCCTCGACCGCCTACAAGGCGGAGGTCGCCGACCTGTCGGCCGCGGCGTTCGCCGCCAAGGACAATCTCAAAGTGCCGGTCGATCAGGCGGGCCGTGTAATCGACATCATGGCCGAAGCCGGCAAGCAGGGGGCGTTCGAGATCAAGGACATGGCGGGATCATTCCCGTCGCTGACCGCCGGCTATCAGGCGCTGGGGCAGTCCGGCCTTGGCGCCGTCGCTGATCTGTCGGCCGCGCTGCAGATCGCCCGCAAGGGCGCCGGCGACAGTGCGAGCGCCGCGAACAACGTCGCCAACGTCATCCAGAAGATCAGCTCGCCCGCCACGATCAAGGCATTCTCGAAATTCGGCATCGATCTGCCTAAGGCGCTAAAGAAGGCCTACGCGGAGGGCAAGACGCCGCTGGAAGCTATCGCCGAGCTGACCAAGAAGGCAACCGGCGGGGATCTCGGCAAGATGGGCTTCCTGTTCGAGGACGCGCAGGTTCAGCAGGGGTTGCGCCCACTGATTCAAAACATGGAGGAATACCGCCGGATCCGCGCCGAAGCGGGTAAAGCCAACGGCGTCACCGATACCGATTTCGCAGACCGCATGAAGGATTCGGCGGAACAGTCGAAGCAACTCACGGTGAACGCGAAGATCCTCGGCATCACGCTTGGTTCCATGCTGCTGCCGACCGTCAACGCAATGACCCAGCGCCTGACCGCCTTTGCCAACTGGATCAGTAAGGCGGCAGAGCAGCATCCTGCCCTAGCGAAAGCAGCTGTTATCGGCGCTGCTGCCCTCGCCGCGTTGTTCGTCATCTTCGGCGTGGGCGCCATCGTCCTGGCTGGTATCATGGGGCCGATCGCTATCATCAATGCTGGTCTAGTGGCGATGGGCGTCGCGGGGGGCGTGGCATCGGTGGGCCTCCTCCCTATCATCGGTGTTGTGCTTGCGGTCGTCGGCGCAGTTGCGCTGCTCTATGCAGCCTGGAGCCATTGGGGCGAGATCAGCGCGGCATGGTTCGCCTTCTGGGGGAGTATTCGGAACGGCTTCATTGCGGCCGGGAATTGGCTGACGACCACGGGCGCCAGCTTGTTCGCCGCGGCCGGCAGAATGATCCTGCAGGGACTTCTGCACGGCATCGATCCCGGCGTCGTGCTGGCGAAGATCAAGAGCATCGGCCTCGGCGCCGTGCGGATGTTCAAGAGCGTATTGGGCATTCACTCGCCCTCGCGCGTGTTTGCTGGCCTCGGCGACTACATGATGCAGGGGCTGACCAATGGCATTGCCGGCGGGGAGGATGGGCCGGTGTCGCGACTTCACGGTCTGTCGCGTAAAATGACGGGCGCGATAGCGGTCGGCGCGATGGCCACCGGCGTCCCCGCATCAGCTTCGGGGGGCAGCGGGGGAGCGCCGGGCCGATCACGGCAGGCAGCGGCCCGCGCCGCGCCGGTGCCGCCTATCTCGATAACCATCTACGGGGCGCCCGGGCAGGACGAACAGACTCTCGCGCAAATGGTCGCGAAGCAGGTCAGTGAGGCACTCGCTGGCCAGAACAAGAGCCGCGGCACCTATGCCGATCAGGATGAATTTTGATGTTGCTGGCCCTCGGACTCTTTGCGTTCGGTATCCCCACGCTCGCCCATGACGAACTTCAGCGACGGTCGGCATGGAAACATGCCGGCTCGAACCGGGTCGGCGCCCGCGACGCCACGCAATATGTCGGGCCGGGTGACGAGACGATCCAGATCGGAGGGACGGCGTATGCCGAGCTCAGTGACGGGCAAGCGTCCCTCGACCAGCTGCGCGCCATGGCGAACAGCGGCGATGCGTGGCCGCTGGTCGACGGCACCGGGCAAGTGTTTGGCGCCTACGTCATCGTCACAATCGACGAAGGGCGACGGCACCTGTTGCCGGACGGAACCCCGCTCAAGATCGACTTCACGATCAACCTGCTGCGCGTAGACGATGAGGCCCGAGCATGAACAACATTCCCGACTTCCGCCTGAACATGGGCGGCACAGATCTGCGCGGCACGCTGTTCGATGAGGCCGTGCAACTGCTCGACATTACCGACCGCGTCCGCCCCCGACTGGTTTCGCTATCTCTGTCAGAAAAGCGCGGCGAGGAAGCCGATCAGTTAGACATCGTGCTCGATGACACGGACGGCAAACTTGAGCTACCACCGACCGGCGCGACGCTGCAGCTGCAGATCGGATGGAAGCAGGGCCGCGACGTGATTACCGGCCTTGTCAATAAAGGTCGTTTCATCGTCGATGAGGTCTCGCACAGCGGCCCGCCCGATCGGGTAACCATCCGCGCCCGCGCGGCGGACTTCGCCAGTGAGATCAAGACGCGACGCGAGAAGAGCTATCACGGCACTACGCTGGGGGCGATCGTCAGCGAGATCGCAGGCCGGAACAAGTTGAAGCCCCGATGCGCCTCCCAACTGGCGGGCATAGCCATCACCAGCAAAATTCAGAGTCGGGAAAGCGATCTGGCGTTTCTCCGTCGGATCGGCCGCGAGCATAGCGCAGTGGCTAAGATTGCGGCCGGGACGCTCATACTCGCGCCGATCGGCACCGGCCGGACCGCTTCGGGCAAGGCGCTGCCAACGGTCACCATCTTGCGGCGCCAAGGCGACAGTCACGAGTTCACCCGCCAGAAGCGTGACGACGTGCCGGGTGTCGCAGCGACGTATCACGATCGGAAGGCCGGAAAGCGACGCACGTTCACGGCCGGCAAGGGGGACGGTGCGAAGAAGCTGGCGCGCGTATATCCGACCGAGGAAGCCGCTCAGACCGCCGCCAATGCCGCCCACGCCAAGGCTGGACGGGAACCGATCTCGTTAAGCCTGACCATGTTGGGTCGCCCCGATCTTGCGCCCGAACAGAAGGCAACGGTTTCGGGTTACAAAGCAGTGATTGACGGCGCTGGATGGCTGGTAACAGAGGTGGATCACAGCATCGGCGATCGTGGGTTCACTACCGCAATCAAGCTGGAAGCGGCCTAGACGGCTCTTTTCAGAGTATGAACAGCATACCCACGACCAGTAGGCCAATAATGAATGAGCAGCCGAGGCAATTGAACGAGGCTCTTCTGAACTTCGACCAGTCGATATCGCTTTCGCTCTTCACATCCGTCGCCCGATAAATACCACTCGACCGATGATCCTGATTTCGTTGCTCGCCACCTCATCCTGCGGGACTGTCGGGTTGTCGGATAGGATCGCAATGCGGCCGGACGGTCTAACCCGCAACCGCTTGATCATTGCCGCGTCACCCATCGTAAGCGCCCACAAGACGTCTTGCTGGTGGAAATTCGTCTGTGATTTATCGATCAGGACGATGTCGCCATCGATCAGCGTCGGCATCATTGAGTCGCCACGCCCGCGGGCGAACACCAACATAGAAGGCACGGCATCGGTTAAAGCCGCTAACCAGGCGCGCGGGAAGTGGCGCGGCGTCACCTCGATCGGCACATGATCTGTGTACGTTTCGCCCAGACCAAAGGCGAGGTCGATCTCGTCGATCACGACGAGATCGAGCTGATCAGCAATGACCTCGTCGGTCGGTAACAGCATCGCACCCTCCTGTGGGTCCTCGACCTGACCAACAAGATACGCCGGCGTCGTTTCCAGTATCTGCGCGATTTTCCCGATGTTCGGCGTGCTGCGCGAGGAGCCGTTTACCAGCTTGCCGATCGCCTGTTGCGAGATGCCAACACGGCGCGCGAGTTCAGCTTGGCTCAGCCCGAGATGCCGCATCCGGTCGGCTAATCGATCCATCACAATCATGCTGCATACCTACAACCAAAGTTTATTTCGGATACGGAAGCGTAATTGTTGACAGACCGACAACTGCGGTTGTAGCTGGTTGTCATGGACGCAGGAACCACCCCCTTCGAAGCGCTGAAAGCGTCGGTCGAAAAGATCGGATCGCAATCAGCCTATGCTCGCCTTTGCGGGGTATCGCAGACAGCCGTCTGGAAGTGGCTGCAGAGCGGCAAGCGGCTTCCTGCCGAACACGTTATCACTGTCGAGGCAGAGAGCGGCGTGTCGCGTCATTTGCTCCGTCCTGACATCTATCCTCCTGCTGAAGCACCGGCCTTCTCTCCCGTCGAGGCTCCGGCAGTAGAGGTCGGCGCGCCGATCGTCGCTTTCGATCAGCGCGCCGGCATGAAGCGGGCAGCAGGCGCATGACGCACCTCCGCGCTCCCCTTACATTTCCTGCGGCGATGACCCGTGTCGCCGGCGTTATCGGCTGGCCTGCATGCGCCAAGATGGCCGCACGTCGTGAACGCACGGTGCGCTACTGGTCGGAGGATAGCTGCAAGGCGACCCCGTCCATATCGCTCGCGCTGGCGTTTGACGCGGCATACCGAGCAGCTGGCGGGGACGGCTCACCGTTCCTCGACACCTTCGAACATCAGATGCACGAGGCGCGCGAACGGTTGGATGCCTGCCGCCGTCAGCTTGCCGATGCGATTGCGGATGCGTCCTCGGAGAGCGGCGACGCCCTCGCTGCCGCCGTTGCGCTCACCGTTACCAACGTCTCGCCACTGCAGGCGCTTCGCGCGCTCGGCGAGGCTGAACAGGCCCACAGCGCTTTCGGGCGGCTGATCCGGCGCCTGTCACCCTTCCTTCCGTCCGACAAAGGGTCGGGCGCGGAAACTGCCGGGGGCAACCAGTGAAGAAAGAGAAGCGACCATATGCAGCGCGGATGCCGGCAATTGCCTGCCCACACTGCCATACGCGTAGCATCGTGCGGAATAGCTGCGACGTGTACGACCTTATCCGCGAGCTGCGCATGACGTGCGAGAACGTCGATTGCGGTCACGTCTTCGTCGCGCAGCTGTCGGTGATCCGCACCCTGCGGCCTTCGGCACAGCCGAACCCGAAGGTGCAGATCCCCTATGGCGAGTGGCGCGGTCGACCGGCTGTAGCTGCGAACGACGACAATCCACCGCTTCCTGCGAACGACGATCACGGCATCGGCGCCGCACTTGGCGCACTGTTCGCGCCGCCCATGAACACCTGATCCCCGGCGGCTGATCGCCGCACCTGCCTTCGCTGACCCGCTGCCCGCCGAAAGCCCCCGCTTCCGGCAACGCCACCCGCTTGCCCTGAAAGATCGCCCCTCGTGCAATCAGACGTTCTCCGTGAAGTCCTCTCGAAACTGAAGGCCGACTATGGCTTCAAGGAGAAGGGCAAGTATCTGCAGGAGGGCAAATGCCCGGCCTGCGACAAGCGCGAGCTGTTCACATGGGCCGATAAGCCGTTCGTGTTGCGCTGCGGGCGCGAGAACCGCTGTGGCGAGACGTTTCAGGTTAAACCTCTCTACCCGGAGATCTTCGACGACTGGTCGAAGCGCCACGTTCGCACCAGTGAGAACCCGCACGCTGCTGCCGACGCCTATCTCCAGCACGCCCGCGGTTTCGACCTGCAGGGCCTGCGCGGTTGCTATACGCAGGAGGTCTACAACGATCGTGCGCTGAACATCAGCACGGCAACCGTGCGCTTTTCCCTTCCCGGCGCCCCGAACACCTATTGGGAACGGCTGATCGATCAGCCGGCGCGCTTCGGCAAGAAGAAGGCCCGGTTCGCATTCGGTTCGAAATATCAGGGCCTGTGGTGGGCGATGCCGGGCCACACCGACGCCATCCTCGCCCAGGCGAAAGAGATATGGGTCGCGGAGGGGATCTTCGACGCCATCGCACTGAATCAGTCGCCGGCGTTCCGCGACCGCGGCGCCATCGCCGTCAGCACCCTTTCATGCAACAACTACCCCGCTACGGCGATCGACGCCCTGCGCAAGGCTGCTGCCGACGCCAGCCGCACCACCCCGAAGCTGATCTTCGCCTACGACGTCGGCAAGGCCGGGGTCCGTTACGCCCGCGAGTTCGTGAAGAAGGGGCGCGAGGATGGCCTGCTCTGCGGTGCCGCGCAGGTCAGCCCCGATGGCGAGGGCGCCAAGAACGACTGGAACGATCTGCATCAAGCGGACAAGCTCACCGCCGAGGATCTCGATAGCTACATCTGGAACGGCGACGTCACCATCGCCGCCAGTGCTACCGAGAAGGCGATGCTGGTCTACAAGAAGGAGCGCTACGCATCCTTCCCGATCACGTTCGCCGGCAAGCAGCTGTGGGCGACGTTCTCGATCGAGCGGATCAACCAGATCCAGCAGCAGTGGATGGATAGCGAGGATCCCGAGCACGCGCACATCAAGGACATGTCGGCAGGCGCGCGGTGGGATCTCGCCGCTGAAGAAGCGATCGACATCGACGAGCTCGCGAACTGCGTCTTCCGCACCCTCTACTTCCAGCGCGACCCAAACCTCGAAGAGGGCGCCTACTTCCTCCGCATCGACTTTCCCAAGGGTCGGCACAGCGTAAAGGCGACGTTTTCCGGCTCGGCATGCTCGACCAACGGCGAGTTCAAAAAGCGCCTAGCCTCGATTGCACCCGGCGCGCAGTGGACCGGCAATCAATTCCAGATCGACCGCCTGATGCAGCTGCAGTGGCACGGCATCCAGTTGGTCGAGGCGATCCAGCACACCGGCTATTCGATCGAGCACGGCGCATGGATCTTCGGTGACATCGCCGTTCACAAGGGCCGCGTTCACGAGCCGAACGACGAGGAGTATTTTACCCTCGGCAAGCAGTCGGTGAAGCTGCGCACGTCCGATCGCCTGCTCAAGATCACCTACGATGCCGAGAAGCCGAACCTGTCATGGGTGCCGCCACTCTGCACCGCCTACGGCCCGAAGGGGATCGTCACCCTCGCATTCTGGACGTTGAGCCTATTCGCCGATCACATTCGGCGGGAGCAGGACAGCCTCGCGTTCCTCGAAATGACCGGCCTTCCCGGGACCGGCAAAACGACCTTGCTGGAGTTCCTGTGGAAGCTGCTCGGCCGCTCGAATTACGAGGGTTTCGACCCGACCAAGGCAACAAACGCCGGTATCGCGCGCACGCTCGGATCGGTCGGCAACCTGCCCGTCGTGCTGATCGAGGCCGACCGCGGACAGGATGCGCCCCACGGACGCAAGTTCGAATGGGACGAACTGAAGACCGCCTATAACGGTCGCGCCGTCCGCACTCGCGCAATTGCCAATGGCGGCATGGAGACCTTCGAACCACCGTTCCGCGGCGCGATCGTCGTGGCGCAGAACGACACCGTCGAAGCCTCGCCGGCTCTCCGCGAACGCATCATGGCGATCCACTTCGACAAGACGCTGTTCAGCGTCGCCGGCAAGACCGCAGGCGAGCAGCTGGCGCGGATCGACGTCGAGGACGTCTCCGGTTTCATCGTTCACGTCGTCCGCCGCGAAGATCAGATCCTCACCGCCTATCGCGAAGCGTTCAAGCATCACGAGGCTCGGATGCTGCGGCACCCTGGCATCCGCAACGGGCGCTTGGCGAAGAACCATGCCCAGCTCGCCGCGATGCTCGATGCAATGCGCTTGGTCGTCACGAACCTGACGAACACGCAGATCGAGCAGGCGCAGGCCTTCGTGCTGACGATGCTCGAGGAGCGGCAGCGCGCCGTCGAAACTGATCACGCGCACGTCGAGTGGTTCTGGGAGCGGTTCGATTACCTGAACAATCCCATCAACACGGACCGCACGGCGTGCATCGATCACAGCCGGACGGCGGATGTCCACGCGATCAGCCTTGTTGATTTCGAGAAGCGCTGTGCCGACGCCGGCCTCCGCCTTCCTTGCGCGACGAACGAGCTGAAACGTCTGCTCAAGACCAGCAAGCGCCGCAAATTCGTCGACGTGAAGCCGGTCAACAGCCGCCTCACCGAGAAGACCACCAGCTGCTGGATCTTCCGCAACCCCGATCACCAACCCGCACCTGCCGCTCGCTGAAAGGAGCCACCTAAATGCTCGCCTATCCCACGCCCGTCGCAGATCGTGCCGTCTCGATCGCCGCGGCCCTGCAGATCACTCCGTCGCAATACCTCATCCTTCGCCGTGAGGCGTCCGGCCTTTCCCGCATGGAGGTCGCTCGCCGGCTCTACGAGATCAAGATCAAGCGCTTCTTCGGCGACCGCCGGCCGCGCCGGCTGTTCGATAGCGTCGCACAGGCGCTCGCCACCGTGGAGCAGCTGGAGATACCCGGCGCTCGGTCGAAGTACCGCCCGGTGATCGACGTCCTCGGGGGCATCTTCCCGCTCGACGCCGACGTCTATCACCAGTTGATCGACGAACCCGCCGATCGCCACCCGGCAATCTGCCGCAGCTGCGGATGCTCGCGCCACGATGCTTGCGGCGGAACCTGCACGCTGACTCATGCCGTCTGCAATTACTGCATCGACGGCGCCGAAAGGCTGGCAGCATGAACGCGATAACGACCATGCGGCTCGTGCGCGGCGCCGGCGGGGAAACCCGCCACGTCCCGACGCCCTACATCCCGCCCGCCCGCGGCGCGAAGGCGAAGAAGCGCCACGTTCCCGACCCGATAAAGACCAACGGCAATCAGGCCGCGGAAGAGCTGCGCGTGCTGCTCGAACGCGTCGAGCGCGTCGATGAGGAGATCAACGGTCTGCAGGACGATCGCAAGGACATCTTCGCCGAGGCCAAGGGCCGGGGGTGGAGCGACAAAGCGATGCGCGAGATCCTGAAAATTCGGAAGCAGAAGAAGGAGGAGTTCCAAGAGAACGCCGCGCTGCTCGAAGTCTACATGCAATCGCTGGGGATGATCTGATGCGTCCCCGCTGGCACAACGATCACGAGCTGCTCGCAGCTGTCGCGGTCAAGATCCACGCCGACAACGCTACGCGGTACCGCGCGCTGTTCGCTGAAAAGGCGATCACGCGCGCCGCAGCGATCGAGGCGGTCCGTGTCACCTTCGCCGTCGCCTGCAGCTGGCGCGCCATCGCGGCGCTGGCGCCGGCGGGGGAATGGATCGACGATCCCGATTTGGGCGGCGCTTGGCCATACGAACGGCGCCAGATGCTGACGAACGCGGCCGAGGTCGCACGCATCGCCGCAGACGCCATGCCTCATTGCTTCGAGACGGTCGGGTTCGCCGATGCCGTCGACACGCTGGTCTGGTGGGAAACCGCCAGTCCCCCGGCTCGCCTGATCGCCGACACGAACATGCAGCTGCGACGCGAAGCCGCGATGCGCCCGCCCGCGCGCCCACGCGAGCAGCGGACGCCACCGACCCGGCCGGCGCCGATCGCCGCACCGCCCATCGCCAATCCGCCCGCGCCAAGCGCGGTGCAAACCACCCTGTTTGGAGTTGCCGCATGACCGTCGATCACGTTCCCGCACGCGCCCGCCGTCTCAAGATCGCCGCGCTCATCGTCATCGCGATCCTTCTCGCACCGATCACGATCGTCGTCCTGTTCGCCAAGGTAAACGCGCAGGGGGGCCGCTGATATGACGCGGCTCAAGCCCAACACCTGCGATGCGCCCGGTTGCAACCTCACAATCCCGCGGGGGCAGCTGATGTGCCGCGCCCATTGGTTCGGCACGCCAACGCAGCTGCGCCGGGCGATCTCGGACTCATGGAAGGCCAAGCGGATCACCGAATGGTCCGGCCACTGCTTTGAGGCTCGCAAATATCACGCCGGCACGGCGATCCGCCGCGACGCCGTCACCGCTAACTCTACCCGAAAGCTGGAAGCATGACGCGCGAGACGTTCACCAGCCGCGACGTGCGCGCGGGTTGCTTCATCTGCCATGGCACCGACGCTTTTTGGTTTGGCGGGCAGGCGCAGGGGACCGCTGCGCGTCATCACGACGCGACGAAGCATCCGACTTGGTCCGATGTCGCGCTTTCCGTTCGCTATGGTCGTGAGGAAGCGGACAGCCGGCAGCTCGACATCGAAAACGCTATTGCTGGAGGGGCGGCATGACTGATCGACGCAAGGTCTTGCCCGATTTCTCCGCCGACAAAGCCTCCGCGGAGATGGCCGAGCTGATCCGACATCTGCGCACCGTCGGGCCGTTTGCGGCCGAGATCGCCGCGCACCGACGGGAGATGTTCCTCGCATACGTCGAGGCCGGGTTCACGGAAGCGCAGGCGTTGGATATCGCCGCGAAGGCGCTGTTCTGATGCCGATCTCCCCCGAGAACGCCACCCTGTACCCCGCCGATTGGGCTTCAATCAGCCGGCGCATTCGCTTCGAGCGCGCCGGCGGTCAATGCGAGTGCCAAGGGGAGTGCGGCCATGATCACGGCGGGCGCTGCCCCGAGATCAATGGCAACGCTCATAGCGTCACCGGTTCGCCTGTGGTGCTGACGGTCGGGCATATCCATCACGATCCCGAGCGATCGGGTGACGAAGATCTGCGTGCATGGTGCCAGCGTTGCCACCTCGCCTACGATCAGCCGCACCATATCCAGAACCTGCGGCGCACTCATTCGCTGCGACGCATCGCCCAGGCGCAAACCCTCGAACTGTTCGACGGCGAACTTGGCGACCGGACTCGTGTGCCGGTCCCGCTGCCGTCCGTCGCGCCGATCGCGCCCACCGTCCTGCCGGCGTGGCCGTTCGGCGACCTCGCGCCGCACCGCTACGGCGTCATCCTTGCCGACTTCCCTTGGTATTTCCGCAACCGCACCGCGGCCGGCGAGGTTAAGAACCCGGTCGCACACTATTCCTGCATGTCGATCGAGGATCTGGCACGCCTGCCGATAGCGCGGCTCGCCGCGCCCGACTGTGTCCTCGTTATGTGGGCGACCGCCCCGCTGCTCGACCGCGCGATCGAGCTGATGAAGGGCTACGGCTTCACGTTCAAAAGCGCGGGGGCATGGGCGAAACAGTCGCGCACCGGCGAGAAATGGACCTTCGGCACCGGCTATATTTTCCGGTCGGCTGCGGAGTTCTACTTGGTCGGGACGATCGGCAAGCCGCGCGTCCTGTCTCGCTCGATCCGTAACTTGATAGCGGCGCCGGTGCGCGAGCACAGTCGCAAGCCCGGCCAGCTGCACGACGATCTTGAACGCCTCTACGCCGGACCGCGGTGCGAGCTATTCGCCCGCGCGCCGCGCACTGGATGGGAAGTGTGGGGCAACCAGACAGATCGGTTCGCCGATGGCTAGTCGAGCGCCCCCAGCACCCGAGTTGGTCGCGTTCGTCGAAGCCCTCGCTCGCGCTGATGTTGCCAGATTGTATGCCGACGCGCAAAAGCGACCGGCCGTTGTAAAGGAACCGCGCCGTGCGGACCGTCGTCTACGCCCGCTATTCAAGCCAGCTCCAAAACAGCCGGTCAATTGAAGATCAGATCGCGGTCTGCCGGGAACGGGCGGACCGCGAGGACTGGACGATTGTCGACATCTATACCGACTATGCGATCAGCGGCGCGGCAGGGATGGGCGAAGGCCAGCGGCCGGGCCTGAACGCAATGCTCATGGCGATCGATGCCGGCGGGATCGATCAGATCCTCACCGAATCGACTGACCGCATCGCCCGCCACCAAGGCGACGCCTTCGCGATCCGCGAGCGCATCCAGTTTGCCGGCGCCCGCATCTTCACGCTGATGGATGGCGAGGTTGACGACATCACCGGCACCATCAAGGGCCTGATGGACGCGCGCTTCCGCAAGGATCTCGGCGCCCGCGTGAAGCGCGGCCAGCGCGGCGCTGTTCAGCAGGGCCGGGCGGCAGCCGGCATCGCCTATGGATACGCTCGCGCGAATCGGCTCGACGAACGCGGCGAGCTGATCCGCGGCTTGCGGGTCGTTGACGCCGATCAAGCGACGATCGTCGTCCGGATTTTCGAAGAATATGCGAGCGGCCGAAGCCCGAAGGCCATCGCCGCGGGGCTGAACTCCGAGGGCGTGCCGGCGCCGCGAGGCGCGACTTGGCGCATGACGACCATATCGGGGGACCGGAAGCGCCAGAACGGAATGCTGAATAACCGGCTCTACATCGGCGAGCTGATCATCAACCGGACGAGCAAGGTCGTCAATCCGACGACCCGCCGCACCGTGATACGGCCGAACGCGGAGACCGAATGGATCGCGCAAGCCGTCCCGAGCCTTCGAATTATTGACGACGCGCTATGGGCGAAAGCTCAGGCGGTCAAAGAGAGCCTGCAGGGAGTGCCGTTCGATCAGGCCCGACGCCCCAAGCACCTGTTGTCCGGTCTCGGTGTCTGTGCCGTCTGCGGCGGGGGCTGGGTAAAATACAACAGCGACCAATGGGGCTGCGGCCGGTACCGCGATGGCCGGGGTTGCTCGAACTCCCGCTCGATCTCGACGAAACAGTACGAGAAGCGCGTGCTGGCGGGGCTGCAGGACGAACTACTGCATCCCGATCTCGTCGCTTCCTACGTCCGCGCTTGGCACGTCGAGAACGCACGACGCGCCCAGGTCACGACGCGCGAGCGAGGCAAGATGGAACGGCGCCACGATGAGGCGGCGCGCCGGGTCGATCGACTGATCGAGGCAATCGCCTGCGGGGCCGACGACTTCCGCGAGATCCGCGACGTTCTCGCCAAGGCCCGCGCCGAACGCGACCAGCTCAAGGCGCAGCTCGGCGACCTCGACGCGCTTCCCGTCATCGCTCTGCACCCCGGCTTGGCGGACGACTATCGCCGGCAGGTCGCCGCGCTGCACGAGGCGCTTGGCGACAACGAGGCCAGCCGCCTTGAGGCAGTGCCACGCCTACGGTCGCTGATCGATCGCGTCGAGCTGGCGCCCCACCCGAGCGGCCGAGGCGTGTCAGTGACGATCGCCGGCCGACTGGACGAGATCGTTCGCTTGGCAACGGGGCGAACGCTGCCAGCCGCTACGCCGTCAGGAAAGCGCCTCGCCGCGAATACCTGATAACGTCCAATTCCCGTTACCCGCTCCCCGTCGCCGAGGCTCCTCCCCATTGGTCTAATATCAGGGCATAGGGAGGATAGCGACTCAACCAGTTGCGTGACAGCGCTGGCGCTAATGGACTTTGCCACGCGCTCCAGCAGTTCCTGAAAAGGATAGGTTCAAAAGGGAAGCGACCTTAGCTTAAGAAGTCACACTACGGCAATATCTGACCCTCTCGTTGAAAAACAACGTGAGCATAGCTTTCTGCCGTACCGGTAACGCTGTTCCAATAGTCTAGGTACGTAATTTCTCCTAGGTCTATTAACATTAGCGTATCCTCCCTGTCCTTCTTGAGTTCAGGATGATCGAGCGCTAGCCGACGAATAGCTTCCTCCGCAGCAATGTCGCTCGGATTATCCGGCTCGACACCACCATTCAATAAGAAGCGAAATCGATTCGTGCAGCTTGGGTAGGCCGGGTAAATGTTTAAGATTGGATCGAACCAACTGTCCTTCTTATTTCCACAAGTCGGCGCTGGTAGGCCATCCTTATCTTTCTGGCCACAGCTCAAGAAAAGATTGTAATATGTTATCTGATGGTAGGAGAAAGTACCTTGTGGCCTAAAGTGCTCAATATGAAAGGTCTTTCCTGGCAATTTCAAACTAAGTTTTCGCCCGCAATAAACACACAGACCTCGTTGCTCCAGAAACAGGGCGTCGATAACCGAACTCCTGACTGCGCCGCGCAATTCGCTGTAGCTTGGCTGCCAATCGTCACTGGCCGTTGTGAGCCATATGGAAAACGCAGGTGGCAAAGTGCCCTTTCGAGCGCCTTTCATCTGTTCGCCTGCAATTTGTCGAGCCGCTTTCGCAGAACAAGAATTTCAGGAGGCTCTCCCTCAATTGATCGAGTAATCTTTTCGAGAAGCTCCTCAGCTCTAGAAAACTCCTTTCGATCTATTGCTATATTGAAATCTTCTATGAGATTGTCTGATTCAGGATATCTTTCACTGGCACCGAACACTCCCTCCAAAAGGTAATTGCTGGTCTGCCCTTTAGTACGCAGCGGTTTTTGTACATCGACTACGCCATTCTCATCTAAATGCATTATTTTTACATGATCACTATCAATCGCTGATACAACCTGCGGTGAATGCGTCGTGATGATAAATTGACAACTTTTAAATACGCGCCGAAGTGTAGGTATAATCTTGCTTTGCCAGTGTGGATGTAGGTTGAGCTCGATTTCGTCAATTAAAACGATGCCGGATATTTCACTTAATTTTTCAAACGGGCTTATCACCTGCAGCCGCCTGCCTAGATCTGCTAGTAAAATTATAAATGACTTCTCGCCCGACGAAAGCTTACTTATATGAATATAGTCCCCAGTGACCTTTTTTAGAAAAAGGCCTTCATCATTACTAGTGCTTGAGAACGAAATGGCCTCAAATCCATCTATTTCTGTAATAACGGCACGAATTGCCTCAAGCTGCGGATCACGGAAAGCAGGGTCTCTGTCACGAACGTTGCGCGCCTCCTCAGCATCTCGCTTGTCCCACCATGCCTGCAAATTCGATAGGGCCTGCAAATCACCCTGGAGGGAAGTGTTTATTACCTGCTGCACAACTGAACCCGTCGATGGATATGTCGAATTCTCAAATCCTCTATCTTGACGGTAGTACACCATCAAAGTTCGAGGCTGATCGCGCAAATCCGCACTTTCTAAAAGTTTCCAGAAATCGTATAAGCTTGGAGCTATCTGCCCGGTCTTGTTATGACTAAATGTCGTTCCGACTGACGCTTCGGTTAAAGCAAGTCCACTTCGCAAAAGCCAATCTAGTTCAAACGTTACTTTTACCGAGCCATCATTCTGCCCGATCTTACGGTCTTTTGCTTCTAAAGGAATATTAAGTAAAAGGCCGGGGCCATCCTCTGTCGGCCATATTCTTTGGACAGAAGTTAATACGCATGCCATAGCATCAAGAACCGAAGTCTTGCCGATACCATTCCTGCCGATCAAGACGGTTATGTCGCGATTGAAGTTCATCGCTAGGCGGGATATACCTCTAAAGCCTTCTAACTCGACTCGTTTTATATGCACAGGTATTATCCCCTTACAAGCTCGTATGTGCCGAAGCAGAATACCGGTCATCCAACTCAAACGCGGTTGCCGTTGATCACGGCTCATCTGCGCCAGAACGCGACTGTATACCAATAACAATTTTGCCGCGACGAAGCGACATTCTCGTTGCTAAGGCAAACCCCTGGCGACGGTCTTTTGACAGCCGATTTTGTGGACGTGTTAAAATGGGTCAATGATCGAAATTAGAGGCTTCTCGAAGCGGCGGGGAACCATACCTGATAACGTCCAATTCCCGTTACCCGCTCCAAATCGGCACCGCCGATCCTAGCCTCGGCAGCGCCAGTCTAGCGTCCGCTGCCTTCATTCCACGATGAACTGCGCCAACAGGCTTGCCATGCGCCGTCGACCGAGCACCGTCAGACGTACGTGCGAACGCCGACCGTCACGTTCGTCGCGCGTCCGTTCGACCAGATCCGCATCCTGCAGCATCGTCAGATACCGCAGCGCAGTCGCCGAGGGCGCGCGCGCGCCGATACAGACCGCCGAGACGCTGAGCTGGCGACGCTCGTGATCGGAAATGAACAGGTCGAGCAGGATATCCCATGCGGGTTCCGAAAACAGCGCTTCGCCGAGAAGTTCGTCACGAACCTTCCTGACGGTGTAGAGCCGCTTGGCAACCTCCACCAACGCCGGGGAAGATACCCCACCCGACGGCGGATCGGCGACGGCCACGTTGACGGCGGGCAGGAATGCCACGCGCTTGGCGGCCGTGATGGGCACCACGGCAATTGCGTAAGTCATATACGTCTTCCGAATATGCTTCAGCGGAGGGTCGGGTCCTGGCGACTCCAGTCGAGATCCCAGCCACGGGCTCGGA